GAGAGATGGAGTTTTAGAGGCGTCCTCTGCCAACCAAATAATGGCTGTATTCGCACCGCCAAAGTCAAGCCCAATTATGCGCTCCCACTCTGGCGGCGGAGTGAAATTGTCAACATACCATTCGTCTCTGAATATCCCATAAATCAAGCCTTCGGGGACTGTGAAGTCGGCATCGTAAAACATCTTGAAGCGCCACTCTGCCATAGTCCGCTTCGCCCGTTCATACTCGTCTTGTGGAAACGCTGGGTTCAGGTTACTGCTAAATCTGACAACCTCATAATCAGGGTCGCCAGCTCTCCATAAATCATACCAATGCGTCTTGAGCCAGCCAACATTATAAGGCGTGGTCGTTCCAAGCACCCTGCCATGATTTACTGATAAACGGCGCAGAATAGCTTCCCACACATCGATCGTCCATTCATCTTGCCCGCATTCGTCTAACCAAGCTGCTTTTGCGGTCGAGGCTTCAAGCCCGGACTCGGCATTTGCAGAACGCAGAATTATCCGACCCCACATTTCATCTGATTGGAAATTAGCTAAGAACTTGCCCGTTTCTGGGTCGCAAAGCTCGATGACCTTATATCCGCCCCACCAGCGCCCTATCCTAAGCACGCTTTCAAATACTTTGCGTAACTCGGGCAACATCTTGAGAATGAACAGGTCGTAAGAGGTCGTGATAGCTAAATAATCGCCACGCCCCTTTCTCTGTATTTCACGCCATAACCACCACGGACCGAATGAAGTTTTCCCGCCTTGTGTTCCTGCTAACATCAGGATAAAGCGCTTATCACTATCCCAAGCCTTCGTTTGTCCGGGGTGAAAGTAGAGAGTTAGCTTTCCACTCTTGTCAACCTCGAACAGGTCATTCTGCTGCTTCGTCATCGGTTTCTTTTCTGACTACAACCTCGGTGACTTTGAGCGGTTGGTCTTTTACATTGCCAAGCTCGATGCTTTGCGTCTCTCTCCACCCAGCCTGTGTTTTCAAATAGAATATCATAGCGGTGACGTGCCCGTCTGCAGTCGGGTCAATGCAAGTCCTGTAGAATTGGCTGACTACATTGTCGGTCATTGTCTCTCGCTCTTCTCTCATTTTCTCAATAAGTTTAGGATGCGACTCTATAAAGCGCCGAACTTGTGTTCTACTCCAGCCTAACGAACGAGCCACAGCTGACAGATTGCCCATTTTCTCGTGAAGCCTATCGCTCACCAGCTCCACCGTCAACTTCTGGCGCTTTTCTGGTTTCTCGATTTGTTCTGACATTTTATACCGTCCTATTGTCCTAGATAATCAGCCGACAAATACTCAATGGCTTGCCATCTGTTCTTGGCTTTAATCTCTTTCCGGGCTGTCATCTGGTCGATCGCCCTGTTCAAGACCTTAGCTGCTTCGACTGGTATTCTGGAAGTCCCTAACACCAAGCTCAAGTCAATCCAATCTTTCTCTTGGCGTTCCGTAAATGCGACATTTAATATATCGTCCTTATGCCTCTCATACACATCTAAAACCAGCATAAGTGCCACCGCATTGTTCTTGACGTTATATGCAGATTTTACTTCCTGCATCGCCTCTATGAGTCGATTATAATCCTCCATCCTGTTCTGGTAAACAACATCATCCCTGCCAGCAAGGTCTTTCTGAATGCTTTCAAACACCTCTTGTAAATGCTTTGCCTCGCTGTCAACAAATAACATTGTGACCGCCATATAGCTCATTGAAACGGGATTAATCGTCATGTTCACCAGCTTCTCGAGCTCTCGAATTTGGTCTTCGCTCAAGCCAGTATATTCTTTCCAATCAACATCATTAATTTCATCATACAACTCTCTCAAAAGAATTGGGTCATCTTTGCCCTCAATGGCATTGTGCGCCAATTGTCTCGAAATCATCTCCGAGTCGGTCATCGGTTGATCGGTGTATAAGATGAGAACTTCATTTATCCCTGCATCTCTTGCAGCCTGAACCCGATGATTTCCTGATATAACTTTGAACCGCTCACCCTTATCATCTATCTGAACACAGAATGGCGCAGAGGTCAATCCGCCGTCTCTCTTTATGTTTTCAACCAGCCTGCGATAAGTCGGTTCTTCCATATACCGAGCATTGCGAGACAATAGCTCCAACGAATCAGTCGGCACAATCTTATATGATATTTTCATACTTCTCCTTCCAGATTGCCAGAACGTCCTTTAGTTTTAGACATCCAGCTTGAGTGCGATAAATTAGCCTTCCCTCTTCCCTTCGCTCCAGCTTATAAATGCCTCTGTACTTCATACTCACAGGTTTATCTGTGTAAACTGTCGTCTGAATGATGCTAATCTTAGACCCACTCGTGCTCTGATACAATTGCTTGACCTCTTCTGTCTGACTTATCAATAAAATTAGCTTGCTCAGCTTGGTGTATTTCGACTGAAACCTTTCAACGCTTAAGTCAAGCACCATCAGCCCTAAGTCCTTTTTCGGAACTGTAAAGCCCAGTAATCCAATGAGCTTATTGTCTTGATTAACAATCGCCAACGGCAAGACTATGAAGTCCGAGCCCTTAATGCTCTTTTTCAAATACAGCGCCATTAAATATCGGTATTGCCCCATCGTTATCCGTAAAAGCTTCAGCTCTTTTATTTCATCGTCCTTAATCGGCGGATACGGGAAATACTCATACTTCTGGGCATAAGTCATATACTTGGACTCTCTTATCGTTCCGTAGAGGTATACTGGCTTATTGTTTTGCCCCGAATGAACTTTTGCGAATAACGGGTAATCGTCTTTGCGCTCATCTGACATCAAGATCCATCTGTCGTGATTCTGGGTAATGTAAGCAAGCTTTTGAAACATCTCACTCGGCTCAACTATTTCATAGCTCGGTTGATTCCATTCATACGCCCTTTCCAGATGGCTAAACAATTTCTCGTACCCCCCTTTATAGGTCGGTGGAAATGCAATAAGCGTTGCGTCTTTCGGGGCATTCGCAAAGTACTCTACCACATCACCATTAAAATAATCAGCAACTGGCAGGTCAAGCGCCTTCTCTAATTTTGCCTTTGTCGCTGTAAATATAGCCTCCCAATTCCTCTCATAATTCGTTGCCATTCTACGAAAATAACCATTTTCCCGCCTGTACCAATAGTCCAAGAACTCTGTGGACATCACCATCGTGACTACCTTGTCCAATTCATCGTTCCAGAATGCTTCAATCCACTTCAGGTCTGGGTCTTTTATTTCATAGTCGACTGGGTTTCCTGTGATATACTGCCCGATTGCATAGCTGTATAATGACACATCGTTGCTGTGCAAAACACCCGAGTCTTTTAATATTCCCTCCACTGTGAAGTTGCCTGAACAGCCAACGTAAATATCACCGCCCCCTAACTCTTTTCTTATGGCGTAAAGCAGTTTTCTCGTTGGCTGATTGATCGAACCTACAAACACTTCAACCTCACAATAATTGCAATTGGTCTATTCTTGGGTCGGGCTTTGGAACTGGCGGCTTCTCTAATTCCTCAATTGTCTCCCCCGTATTTTCTTGCCACCATCTGGCAAACATCCTTCTATGGCAATCTTTTTCGTACACGTTCTCAAAGCATAAGAGGATTATTGGCTTATCTGGATATTCGCTCCAGAGCCTCTGAAATTCTCTTTCTATGGCTTCTACACCAATTTTCTCTAATTGCTTCCTATAATTCGCTTCAAACTTTTCGTCCCATTCAATACCTCTCGGTTCGAGAAGTTTTATTCTCTCTGGGACATACCCCAGATACCATTCTGGCAAACGCATTGAAATTTGAACCTTTACCCCGTCAAAATCCTTTAGCTTCCTGTTGTTATATCTGCTCGTATATATTTTGGGTCTCATAAAATTATTTTACCATATTAGCCGATTTATTGCAAAAAGTTAGCAATTATGCTAACATAATGCAATGCCGATGTTTTTAGAAGTCGCCCGCATCGTAAACAGGGCAACGCGGGTGCAATTCCCACCATCGGCTTAGAACAGCAAGTTAGCATAATCCAGATCATCACACCGGCAGAACGGAATTGCACCGTCTCAGACTTTCGTCTGTTTGCTATCACGTGTGGGTCTGCGCAAACCACTCTCTGTCCACGCCGCTGTCGGTTTTACTCCACCCTACATCCA